CATGACTGAGTGGTACTGGTCAGGTAGTCTTGACGCCTTTGCAGATATGTGTAACCTTAGATGTACAGGTGATACACAATACGAAACTAGGCTAGTAGCAAATCAAATCTGTGACAGTATGAAGAAACTGTTTCCCGTATCGTGGTTTGCATTGAGATTGGAGAAATAATAATGGGCAATACAATAAAAATCTTAGAGATCACCGACAATGAAGATGGCTCTTGCTTAGTACAAGTAGAGATGGACCCTGACATATACGCTAAGATATTTAACGCAGGGTTTGTACACCTAATTGAAAATGGTTTGAAGGGAGAAGAAGATGTACGCAGTGATGTTTGAGATTGAAAAAGATGAGCTTGTATATGACACAGGTAAAGATACCTTTACATCTATAGATAAAGCTATGGTGTTTGCTACTAAAGAAGAAGCGCAACAACGTGCAACCAAATGGAATACAGGTATAGTTGTACCTTATATAAAGCCTATGACTCAGGATGAGAAACAGGCATCTGTACAGAGAGGGAAAAGAAATGACAACTAGAACATCTAACGCAGAGATTAGACTGCATCGAGCAATGATAGACAACAATCTAACAGTTGACGAAGCAGTCGGAGCAATGGAACAGTTTAGGGATCAGCTAAATGTAGATAGTTTAAATTCTTACAGTACAGGGGTTGACATGACACAAGATATATACGATAACAACTTTGTAATACTAGATGAATGGGACACATGGTCCGACTAGAGGGAGATGACATGAAACACTTAACCCTAGACGTAGAGAACACAGTGGTCAAACGCAACGGCAAGTTACACCTTGACCCGTTTGAACCAGAGAATACATTGGTTATGGTAGGTATGCTAGATGATCTTGGAAACGAAGATATTATAACTTTCGATCACGCAGAGCAACAACCTACTACAGAGGGGCGGCGCATAGTGCAAGACGCATTAGATGCCACCTCTCTACTTATTGCACACAACGCACCGCACGATCTACTGTGGCTATGGGAGTCAGGGTTTGTGTATGACGGTGCGGTATTTGATACCATGTTGGGTGAGTACGTTCTGCAGCGTGGGCAGAAGCAACCGCTATCACTTGAGGCGTGTGCTGAACGGTACGAGCTAGACACAAAGAAACAGGACACATTGAAGGAGTACTTTAAGGATGGATATTCCACACGTGATATACCTCACGATGAACTATCGGAGTATCTATCACACGATCTCCACGCTACACAACAGTTGTATGATGTTTTGCAGACAAGGTACGAGAGATGCAAGTCACTAGTACCAACGATACAGCTAACCAATCAGTTGTGTATACACCTTGCACGTATCTATCAGCGTGGCTTTAAAGTAGACATGGATGCTTTGATGGAAGTTCGTGATGAGTTCGAGCAAGAGCGTAACGTACTAACTGTCGCACTTGAGGAGCAAGCTGCTGACCTAATGGGTGACAGGCCAATCAACCTCAACAGCCCAGAGCAATTGTCTTGGGTCATATACAGCCGTAAGCCCCACGATAAGAAAATGTGGGCAGACTTGTTTGATGAACGTATGCCTGACGCAGAATACAGACGCACCGTTACTCAACAGAGCGGGAAGTTGTACAAGCAGAAGGCACACCAGTGTCGTGCATGCAACGGTAGTGGTCAGGTATGGAAGCAGAAGAAGGACGGCACACAATATGCACGTTCCAATAAGTGTATTAACTGTGACGCTAGTGGGTATACATTTACCGACAACGTTAGCAGTATTGCGGGTCTAAAGTTTATACCACCTAACGCCAAGTGGATTAGTGCTAATGGCTTTGGTACAGGCAAAGACAATCTTGTATTCCTTGAGGGCATTGCCCGTTCCAAGGGTATGAAAGAGGCAGAGTCTTTTCTACAGAATGTACGTAGGTTGTCGGCAGTAGAGACATACCTCAGTAGCTTCGTAGAGGGCATTGCAACACACGTAAAGCCTGACGGTAAGTTACACGTACGGTTACTACAACATCGCACTGGTACAGGCAGGTTGTCAGGTGCTGACCCCAACATGCAGAACATGCCACGTGGGGGTACATTTCCTGTCAAGAAGGTTTTCATCTCTCGTTGGCATGGTGGTAAAATTATGGAAGCTGACTTTGCTCAATTAGAATTTCGTGTTGCTGCTTTCTTATCACAAGACATGACTGCCATCAATGAGGTCACTACAGGATTTGACGTACACAGCTACACTGCACAGGTTATATCAGATGCAGGTCAGCCTATGTCACGTCAAGATGCCAAGGCACACACCTTCGCTCCCTTGTATGGGGCGTCAGGTTTTGGTCGTAGCCCTGCAGAAGCGGCATACTACCAACAGTTTACGACAAAGTATTCTGGTGTAGCTGAGTGGCACAAGGCTCTAGCCAAGGAAGCATTGAACACTGGTAAGATAACTACACCATCTGGGCGTGAGTTTTCATTTCCCGATGTAGTACGGCGAAGGTTCGGGGGTGTGACTTATTTCACACAGATTAAAAATTATCCTGTCCAATCGTTTGCAACGGCTGACATTGTACCAATATCTCTGATATACATTGATAAGTTACTGACAGCAAACAAGCTACGTAGTTGCGTAGTCAATACGGTGCATGACTCAATTGTAATTGACGTACACCCTGATGAAGAGGAGAAAGTACTAAGAGTAATACAAGCAGCTAACGACAAGCTGATACCAATCGTCAATCGAAAGTGGGGCATAGACTTCAACATACCTCTACTATTAGAGGCAAAGATAGGCCCAAACTGGCTTGACACAAAAGATGTAGCGTGATATAACTTACTTTCGGATAACCTAAATAGGAGAAATAAAATATGAATCAAGTAGCAACAACAATAGATACGAACAACTTCGCAGCAATGGCCCAAGCAATGGGCATGAATGCAGAGTCAACTAGCAAGGCAAGTAAGGCAAGTACCCTTGCACGTCTTCGCATCCACCACACACCTATCATGGGTCAGGAAGAGATCAAGGGTAAGATAAAGAACATCGAAGTAATCGGTGGTGGTGCATACAAGTTGGAGATACCTGACGGACTTACGTACTATGCAGAGGGTGTGACCATTCGTCCATTCCTTCAGCGGTTTATGTACAAGAAGTTTATTAAAGGTAACGACAGTACACCTAATCGTTTTCTCAAGACTGTCATGGCTAATGACCTTAACAATGACATGAAGGACAACGAGGGTGGCTTCAATTGTGGTAAGCCAGCAGGGTTTATTCAAGATTGGGCTGCGCTGCCTGACACAATGAAGGAACTAATCAAGTCTATTAAGCGTGTTCGTTCACTGTTTGGTACAGTAGAGTTGATCAATCCTACGGATGACAAAGGTAACTCTGTATCAATAGACGCAACCCCATTCATCTGGGAGATTGATAACCGTGATGCCTTCAAGACAATGGGCGAACAGTTCAACAAGCTCACTAAGATGCGGCGTCTACCACCTCAGCATAACATGGCTCTTACTACAAGGGAAGTACCACTACCTAATGGTAGCAGCTTCTTTGTACCAGAGGCAGAGCTAGACCTTGGTACTACGCTGGAGATGGACAACGATGCACAAGAAGTGTTCGCAAGTTTCATTGCATGGATTGAGAACTACAATACGTACATCCTCAATGCTTGGAATGATAACATGCGTAAGGATGATGACGTAGATGTAGACACTGTTGAATCATTCGTAGACATTAACGAAGAGGATTTTGTCTAATGAATCACCCTGCTGAACTGGCGATTAATCAGTATCTTGAAGATGCTACATCTGGAACGGCTTCCATGTCGGAAGAAACAATCACACAGATTGGTACAGATGTAATGGATGCTATGCGCCGTCAGTTTGGTGGGGGCAACAAGCGTGATGAGTTTCGCTTACGGATGTCTAACATTGGTAAGCCTACTTGTCAGCTTTGGTTTGCTAAGAACAAGCCAGAGACTGCGTTGCCCAAACCAACCACCTTCGTAATGAACATGTTACTGGGAGACATCGTTGAAGCAGCCTTCAAGGGTATCATCAAAGAAGCAGGTGTTCCATACGAAGATAAAGATAACTTTGTAACACTAGAGTTAGGCGGTGAAACAATCAAAGGATCCTATGACCTTGTTATGGATGGAGCATTAGATGACGTTAAGTCTGCATCTGATTGGTCATATCGTAATAAGTTTGAGTCATACAAAACACTGGCTGACAGTGACCCCTTTGGTTACGTAGGGCAGTTAGCAGGATACACTAAGGCTACTGGTAAAAAAGTAGGTGGCTGGTGGGTAGTCAACAAAGCTAACGGTAACATCAAGTACGTCCCTGCTGATGGCCTTGTGCTTGACGATGAGATAGCCAAGCTAGAGGAGACAGTTAAAACAATAAACGATAACAAGTTTGAGCGTTGCTTTGAACCTGTACCCGAAACCTTTAGAGGTAAAGAGTCAGGCAACATGATACTAAATAGCAATTGTAAGTTTTGCGATTACAGGTTTGCCTGCTTTGACATAGACGAACAACCATCTAAGGTATCACAAGCTAAGACATTACCAGTGGTTGCTTACATAGGATGAATAGTAAGCAATTCTCTGCAGCCATGAAGCATGGGTACAGGAGTGGACTAGAGGTCAGAACTAAGGACTATCTCATTGAGCATAACATGCCGTTCAAGTATGAGGAAGTCAAGATTGAATGGGAAGACCTCATGTACCGCACCTACACCCCAGACTTTGTGCTGAAGAATGGTATAATAATTGAGACAAAGGGATTGTTTTCTGCTGATGACAGGCGTAAGCATTTAGCTGTTAAGGTGCAGCACCCCAAGTTGGACATACGATTTGTGTTTTCAAGTAGTAAAAAGAAATTAAGTAAAGGGGCTAAAAGTAGCTATGGACAATGGTGTGAAAAGAATGGTATAAAGTATCACGACAGGATCATTCCCCTCGAATGGTTAGAAGAAAAGGGTAAAGACATGCATCCATCGTTGATACACTGCCCATATAAAAAGGTAAAAAGGAGATGACACTTATGGTAGAAGATAGAATATTCTTGGACTTCAATGCTAATGATTACAT